CAGAAGATCCACTGCTTCCAGAAGATCCACTGCTTCCAGAGGAGCCGCTAGTTCCACTGCTTCCACTTGTACCAGACGAACCGCTTGTACCTGAAGATCCACTGGTGCCAGAACTACCACTTGTACCAGACGAACCGCTTGTGCCTGAAGATCCACTGCTTCCAGAAGATCCACTGCTTCCAGACGAACCGCTACCACCAACTCTTCTGCTCAATACTCCATTTTCAATTACTAAAAATCCTGTAGCAGTTAATGCTTCTGGAGGTAATTTTGTGAAAACTATTTCATCACTGGAATTATAATACATTGTTCCAGTAGAAATGGTATCTGCATCTATAAATTTAGAAATATATCCGCTAACGCCTAGACCATCAATAACATATTTATTTGGAAAAACCCTAAATACTTCTGTTTGTATTTGATCTTTTGTAAATCTTAAAATATCAGAGAAATCAGAATAACTTCCATCTTGATAAGAAGCTCTAACTTTTACATCGTAACTTTTATCTGGTTTTACTGAAAACTGAATTGACGGTTCAAATTGAGAAAATACAAAATCAGAAGAACCTGTTATTCTTGATGCTAATAAAATACCTGTTTCATTTAAAACCTCACTAATACTAGGCTTAACATAAGAAAGTATTAATTGATCATTAACTTCAAAACCTACAGCATTATTGTCTCTATAATTTGCTACTTCCAATGTAAACCAGCCACCTTCATTTATCGAATCATTAAGAACCAGCATTCGATAAACACTAATATCACTTTTCTTCGAAATTTTAATAATAGTGCTGGCACTCGACAACCAAGTAGCAACACTAAATCCATTGTCGTCAGTAGCGTCAAGATAAACATTAGCAATACTATCAGAAGATAAAGAAATATCAGATGTTAAATTACCAAGGCCGGGATCAGCAGATGGAGAAGATACTCCTAAATAAGTGAACTCTAAATCTGGAATTAAATTAGAAAACTTACGATATCCTGAATAAGTTCCTGTATAAACACTTCCTGTATACAATCCTCCACTTGGCAATATGAAAAATTCATTATTTCCGGTATCGTATCCATATATAAAGTAAACTTCAGAATTGGTTACGTTTCCTGCTGGAATTCTAACTTCTGTTATATATTTTAAACTTTTATCTGTAGGATAAATCCCTAGAGGCAAAGAATTATAGTTATCAATATATAAAGTATGATCAGACCACTGAATACCTGATGTTCCATATGAACTGAATACTGGATTATTTCCAGAATAATAAATAGACTCAGATGAGCTTTTAACAATTCCTGTTCCAGTTCCATAAGCAATAGAACTTATAGTTTCTACTTTAGTATTATTACAAGTAAAAACATAATTGCTATTCTCAATACCATCTTCATAAACATAAGCTTCAAAAGACAATGGATTATCAGATCTGATTGCGTTCCATTTCGCTACAGCTTGTATATCTAAATTTTTATCAAAAACATTTTGCGTACAATTTATATAACCAGTTATATTGTCTACTACAGATGGAACTGAAGCGGTATTATAATAAGAAGTTTTGATTCCTGAACTTAGATAATAAACTCCAGTATTAAAATAATCTTCTGGTATTACCACCAAATTAAATGGCAAAGATATATTTAAAGTTTCATCATAAAAACTTGGCGCAGGAACTGAAAAATTCTGTTGATAACGATTACTTTCGTAGTCAAAATTTAAATTATAATAGCCACTAAAATTTTGAAAAAACTCCGCTCCAGTAGGAACAACATCTTTATTGTTTACTGAATAAACTTTAAGAGTTTTTAGAGCTTTGAAATCTTCAGATAATGGAGTAATAATTACAGGATTTGTATTATTTATTTGTATCCCTGTAACTGTAGCTTGAGGATAATTAAGCAATGCATGATATGTATCTTTATTTCCAGCAAGATCATAAGTATTAAAATCTAAGAAGAATTGTCTTACACTATTTAAATCTGACGCTCCAGTATAATTTAAAATAGAACCAGCTAAATCAGAACTATTAAAATTAATTGAAGCTTGATTAGTATAATCGACTAAATTAGCTATAAATAGTCTGCCGCTAGTATATAAATCAACAGTTATTCCCGAAAAAGATTTAGAAGAAATAGATCCATCTTGAGTAACAATCAACGTTTCTGGATCTTTTACAGTTAAACCAAAATTTAATGTCGATTGATTTATAGTTCCAGATACGAATTTAGCTTCCGCATCTAAGCCGTATATTGATGGGTCGGCATAATAATCTAAAGTAGAAAAACTGCTTAAATTATTAATTTGCAGATTTTCTATTGAAAACTTACCGAAACTAGTCGTTGATGCACCAGTAATAATTGGCATATCTTATATTACACCTCTATAATCTTATTTTCTCTATCATAAAGATATATTCTTAAGCCAGAATTTGCCGATACTATTGAACTGCTGCTTCCAAACTTTCCTAAAAATATACGTTTATTAGTTATATTATCGTTTTGTATTTTAAATTTTAAAGATTGATTTCTTAAAGTGATCTTACATAACAAGCCACCCTTCTTATCTAAAACATCTTGTATATAACTAAAATATGATATTTCAGCGGCTGTTCCATTGACGCTTTTGCTTAAAATATATGAGAAAATTTTATCAAAATCGATAGTCAAAACATAATAATCCGCTAATGATTTATAAATTAAAGAAGATTGTATTTCGTTAAAACTATAATCTATTGATTGAGAATTCAGTTGATTTATTGTATATGGTGAAATTCCATAATAATCAGCAGTTTTTACTCCACTAACTACAGTGTATAAACCTGATAAATCCACCTCTTTCAGAACATCTGAATCTGCATAAGCTATAGTGTTATCAACAAATGTTGTTGTATCTGAGAAACTGTTATTTTTTAAAACCTCATACTTCGCTGGATCATGCTTTATACAAAAAATTGCATATTCATTATTATCTGTTTCACTTATAGAAACAATCTTATATAGATTTATTGATGAATTGCTGCTTGAATTTTCAATTATAAAAGGTGTTGAAGATATAATTTTATTAAAATCAGTAAAATTATACGTTTGATCTATATATACTCTATTTGTATTATTTTCTATGCGATCAATTTTTAATTCTATAATATCGCCGCGATTTAACTCTGCAATATCAGAGTCGCTTACTCTTGATTGAGAATTTAATATTTCTATAGTTTTATTACTAAGATCAGCAATAAATTTAATGACTTGACCAGTTGAATTCAGGTTTAATTTTCTATCTATAACAATATATTTTTGATCTATATTTACTTCAGTAACTCTTCCTTGTAAAATTGAATCATTTTTATTTTGATCTTCTATTTGAATCACATCACTGGGTTTCAAAATAATACCTTGAAGATCCGTGGCAAAAGTTACGGTTTGATTTTCAAAACGATTAGTTGTTAATAACCACTGACCAATTCTTCTTGCTTGATCTCTAGAAGTGATTCCAAAACCTAAGATTTCTTTAGTTACTATTCCATATTGTTTCATTAACAAAGAATCCTCAACTATTTCAACTTGTTGATCATAATTCTCATATTTATCTCTGAACATCACCTTTGCAACAGTATAGTTACCATCAATGCTTCCACTAGAATAAACAAATGCACCATTTTTTACATTCGTATTGTTAAATAAATAAGAGACAGGTTTTTCAACATCTATGGTTGCTGTTATAAAATTATTTTTATAATATGTTAAACCGCGAAACACAGAAGCTAGATCATTTAATATTTTTAAACATTCTGTTTCATTATCTATAAGAACATTACAACTGAATCTAGGCTCTAACGGATCTCTAAAATACTGAGTTCTTGGCAAACAAGTGCCAACAACATCTCCTACAAAAACATCTTCAGAGAAGCAATTCTTATTTATTATAGACGCTGAAAATCCATCAGAATCATTGATATGATTAGCGTACCACGATAAAATATAAGATTTTGCGCCAGATTCCGTATTGTCTTTATTTTTAGCGATTCTTTCTTTTATATTAGAATTATTATTAATAGGCAATACCTTTTCTTTAGTAAAATCTGCCAACAATGTTGCGGCTCCAGCATTTTCAAAAGCTTTTCGAGGGCCAAAATCATTCATCAGTTGTATTCTAAAAAATGATCCTTGACCTTCTGGAACCGAAATCTCTTTTCCATTATCATCTATTCCGATTTCATCGACTGCCCATATTATTTTCTTATAATTTTTATCTATAGAACCATCATCATTCTTTAGATTATAAAGATAAATTATAGAATTATGCAAACCACCGTTCGCGCTCGCGTATGAGCTATTACCAACCACAGGTGGATACTGTTTTCTGAATTCATCTAAACTTCTAACATTAGAATCAGAAGAAGTTTTTTTGATAAGAATATTATTTTTATTTTCAGAACTGATTTGAAAAAAGTCTTCCGCATAAGCGTGAGGACTTGTAACTCTTACTAATTCATCACAATATTTAGATATCTTATATAATTCCCATTTATTTAAGTCTTTATCGTAAATTTTTCCATTGCCAACGCCATACCTTGTGTTAGTGCAAATATCATAGAAAATCCAAGCTGGATTATCTGTCCATCTTAAAAATGAATCAAAGTTTCCATCCCAATCTCCAAAATATTCATGCGCTTCTGAATCATAATTCTTAGGAGTTTTAATCTTCAGCATTTTTAAATCAAAAGTTCTATTTGGATCTTGATTAAAATGTCTTGAACTTACCGCCGATCTTACTATAGAACTAAATGGATAAGCGAAATTACCTCTTGTAATTATTTTTTCCACTATAGCCGCAACACTTAAATCTTTAAAAATAGTGCCATTTGTTGGAGATATCTTTGCAGATAAAGCAAATATTTTAACATAATAAGAATTTTTATTTACTGAATCAAGATTCAAATTGATTGGCACATCTATAACATATCCTGATTTAGAAACTCCAGACAAAGCTAATATAGTAAAAAATCTATTTGCGCTATTATCCTCACTGATTTCTATACCAACGTAGATAGTATTTATTTTAACGTTACCATTTTCTGTTCTAAATAACTGGTCTGCTCTCAATTGGATGTTTATTTGATCGCAATATTTATTTATAATTTTATGATTAAATTCTTGACAATTAGCTTTTGCTGAATCCATCAAAGCTACCAAATCTGATAAATTAGATGAATATTTTTTACTTATTTCTTTTGCAAATGCATTATCAGTTGATTCTGATTTAATTTCTTGAGGTTGAGCCTTTCCATTAACGAACACGTTTTTAAAACAATAAATACCATTTGGTTTATATAACGCATCTGAAGATAAACTTTTTTCGAAACTTTCCGAATCATTTAAATATACTTTTTGTGAATACCTATGAACAGTCGATGGAACCTCATAAGAATAATTATTAAATTCTTCGCCATATCTTATATCGAATCCAAGTGTTACAAAATTGAACTTATCTAACTTATCATCTATTAAAGGCACATCATTATAATATACCCCTCGTCCTAAAATAATATTTTCTATCTGAGTATTATTCGTATCAGAAATATATTTGAGAAGATTACCCTGTTTATCTACAAGACCTTCAATAGGACCCTCACATACTAAATCCGTGCAAATTAATCTTTCATCAGATTCTATTTTACCTTCTGAATCTTTATTTGCGTATTCGAAAGCTTTTAAAACACTTGAAGAAACTTCATTAACAAAAAATGGTTTTTCAGTCATATATTAATTAATTCTTTGAGCTAAATTAGGATTGTTAGATATAGAAGATAAGATTCCTCCAGCATTATAGGCTGAATTTGCAGGTATTGGAGAAATAGAAATCATATTAGATATTACTGCACTACCTATTCTTAATCTTCCATAACCAATCGGAACTGGTATGTTTCTATTTAAAACGTTTCTTACTCCCCCTAAAACTGTAGAATTAGTTTTTACGTCTTTTGGGGATTTTGGACTCAAAACAACCGCCAAAATAATAGAAAGAACAATTAATAATATACCAATTATTATCAATTCAATTCCACTTCCTTGAATAATTGGAACTATTTCGACTTTACTGCCATTTTCTAATATTTTACTTTTTAAAAGATGCGCTGGCAAAATTTTACCATCAATATAGACCACAAAATGAGTAACAAATTTTTTAAAATCAGAAAAATATTTATTTATTTTTTGATTGTTAGCTTCAACTGCTTCAAATATTTCATAAACAGAATCGACATTCAATCGCCAATTCTTTCCTAGCTTTTTACCTAGAATTCCATGTAATGTTATGTCGATCATATTGATTTATAATAAAACTTATTATTCTTTACACTATAGACTAGCATTTTTAGATCGAAGTATTTTTGATTCTCTAAATCCCAATCTGAAAATCCTATCAAATCTGAATGTTTAGGATGACTATGGAACAATATAGGATCACCATCAAAAATACATTGTTTTGGAGAAATTAAAAAATAATTTTGAGCATCTGGATGAATATTATCACATTCGACAAATACATCGTATAGGTCATCATGTTTAATTAGAAAACCGCAGATTTCATTAATTGAATCTGTAGCTTTAGATATTAAAAGATCTAAAATCTCACCTTTAACCGGGAAGTCTATAGTCATAACCAATTGTACCGGGAAAACCACCAAATGGAACATTTATATTTGGATCTTTGAATCTTAAAGAACATCCATTTAAATTTTTAGAGCATTTATCTTCTTTCCAAATATTTGTATACGAAAAAGGGTGCTGCCCACTAGCTTCCGGTCCAATACAAACAAAGAATTTAGACGGCATTTCTAAATTATTAAAAATAGCTTTTTCATTGAAATCATAATCTAATGATGGATCTATTTTTACAAAATCTCCTTTTGTATAGGCAACTGTATTATCATAATCTCCTTTATAAACTATATTAGTTAATTCATATGATTCATAGCCAACAAATGTGGAAGCCTGATTTTTTAAAAATATTTTATTATTTTCATCAGCCATTGGAACGCCTAAATTACCATCATTATAACCAATAAAATATTCAGAACTCTGTTTATTTATTGTTTTGATTATATTATAAGAAATTGGAGTTTTGTATTTTGAAGCTAAATAGGAACTGACCGCCTTAACCTGATCGTTAGTTAAAAGAGTATTATATACTATCACTTCGTAAACAACAATTTCGCTTTGTTCACCATTGAGTAAATTTATTCCAAAATTCTTAGGTTTACCAGCGAAGCCAGTTTGCTCAGTTATTTTATTACCATCTCTATAAAAGATTGTTTTTTCGCTAGTAGAAGTTGGTAAAACTGCTCCATAAACTCTTGGCGTATTTATATATGGACATGCAGCTATTGAATTTTGCGGAGTAACCCATTTATTAATGTATAAAACGTCTTCATAATAATTATGATAACCTAATAGAAAATTATTACCACTTCCCGCATTTGTTGTCAGCCCTCTTCTTGGGACACCACCATTACTGCATAAACCATCGTTGTTTCTTTTAGTTTTAAAAACCTTATTAACCATTTCAGAAACATAAAAAATAGTACAATTTTGAGGGGTTGTCTGGAAATCTAAATTTATTTGCATTGTGTCCCAAGTATTAGAAGGCCAATTTTGAGTAAATAGAATTCCAGTTTGATTCCCTAATCTATTAACATTTACATATTTTTTAGGACTATTAGCTATTGTTATAGTTGCCGAACCAGCAGCAGTCGCCCATGCTGTTAATTTATCAAAAACAAGATTAGGTTTATTATTTGGATATTCTTGGACAGTAACAGTGCCGCTAAAAGTTTGCACTGAAGGATTTGCTGAATCATTAGGCTTAAACCATCCAACAAGATTTGCTCCTAAGCTATAATCACTATTAACTACAGCTAAATCTGTATATGTATAAGACCCAACAGCTACTGATGGACCATTATATCCATTTATTTTTCCATAATTACATCCATATCCTCTGTATTGCCATTGACAAGAATCATTATAAACCTTTCTAGTTGGAACGGTTAATCCATCTATATCTAGAATGTTAGCTAATACAAATTCTACTTTTTCTTTTTGTTCGTAATTCTTTTTCTGAATTATAAACGTATCATTAGAGATAAAAGATGTAAAAGTATTTTGACCTAAAGTATTTTTATTAGATCCTCCAAAATTTATATCATCAAGATCTTTTGCCAAAATCTTTTTTCTAAAAAATCTGCAACCCAAAAGATCGTTTCTATCTTTTATGAAATTAGTTATGAAATTATTAATATTCGATATCAATAAAGTTGGGCGATTTTGTTTTCCTTCAGAATTATATTCTAAATTTGATATTTCAGAAGGTATAAAAAGATATGCTTGACCCTTGAAAACTATGTCTTTATTAAAATTCTTAGAACCATGAAAACGTAAATATCCTTCATAGTCATTTATCTTGATCTCAAATAAATCTATTATTTCGGTATTTCTTAATAAAAATAGATCAGACATATTTTATTATTATTTTATAATGTTTAATTTCTAATTAAGTTGAAGCGCTTGTAAAAAACATGTTCAAATAAGGATGCGGAATTTTTGGCGCGAATAACAAAGATTTTTTACCATTACTTATTTGTAAATCTGTGGTCTGTTTTAAAAATATGTTTTTATAATCATAACATAAAGATTCAATTATTCGTTTAGAATTAGTTCTCATATTTGAAACAGATGTCGCCGCACCATGCATATAATCAAACAAAAACATTCTTGAAGTTGAAGAGCCGAGATTATTTTTATTACTTAACGTTAATATATAATCATTGGCATTATCAATTGTAATTGTATTACTCATATATTGTTTGCCTGTAAAAGTTTTTTGACCATTTATAAATGTTTCAAAATTCAAAGTAACATAATCAGAGTTAACTGCGTCATTAGTAACATAAGTAAACATTTCGACAAAAAATAACGAAAACATCTGCATGCCAGTAGCAGGATTGCTTGGATTAGTATATAATTGAAAATTTTGAACTGTTGTTGGATTAGCCAAATCATTTCTTAAATTTCTTAAATTAAAAGCATTGAAACTATTATATTTATATTCAGCCCCCATTTGATTAGTATATGTTGTATAGTTATTCCAAAAAGGAGCGTCTGGATTATTCCATTTAAATTTTAAATTTGAGTTTCCCTTGGTTTGTAAATATTTATTACTATTTAAAGTTCCGCCAACAAAATTGCCAAAATAAGTTTGATTTGGATTCGAACCTCTTAGTTGATAACCTGACAATTCTTTTCCAATATTTATAATTTGCGTTGCTGGATTAAAAGAAGAACTTCCAGTATAATTATGGACAAATTTATGAATAACATTTGTTCCACTAAATAAATTAAATATAGTCAAATAATCATCATTATCAGATAGACTATCAGCTCCTAGCGCAAAAACAAGAATTGTGTAAGAAGGATTTGTTTTTACTGGTAAATTAATATTTGTATTTGTAATTTCAGAATTATTGCTTAGTTCATAAAAATATTTATCATAAGCTTTCACAACTTTTAATTTATTAGTTCCAGTTAATGTTAAACCCGATCTAATTGTCGAGTCTCCATTCCAAGCAGAAATCGTACTGCCAGTAAAATCTGTGCTAGTCAAATTATTAGTTTTAAATCTAAAAATAAGATCTCCATCGTAAAAAGCATTTTCTTTGAAATTGAAATAAACTGTTGGCAATTCATTTTGTTTTACAGGAGTAAAAGTTCCGCCTGTTGCGGTAGTTCCAACTACTTGAAATTGCGCTGTACTATTGCTAGTTGAGGTTGCAGTAGACCCATTAGAAAAAGTGTCTGTATTTGTAGTAGTAGAAATAGATGGCGATGACTGAGAAGTATTATTTCCTTGGGTATTTATACTATTAGCGGTATTTGATATTGTGCTTGTAGTAGGAATAAATATAGCAACATCTGCCACCGCATCATCATCCGAAACACTTATTTTATTTTCGGTAAGATTATTTATATTAGAGCGAATATCGTTTGCAGTAGACATTTTAATTAAGGTTTTGTTATTGTACCGATAAAATTATAATCTAATAAATGACTTATTTGATTACCTTGTATTTTTACTTTATTATCTGTTTCATTTGTGTTTTCTGTAACCAACCAGCCTTTACCACCCGCAGCTCCAGCGTAAAAAACGCTATCAACATCTTTATATATATAATAATTAAATTTTCTTTCTACATTTGCCGAATCTGTATACGCCACATTATCAATATTAAACACTGGTCCTCCAGCTTGAGGATTCGTGAAAGTTCCATCTGATTTCCAAGTTAAACCTGCACCACCATAACCATATAAACCAACGTTTTCAAATTCTAACTGAACCCTAAAAACATTATTAACATCTACACTAAATGTTAACTGTTTATCATTAGGCTCAATGAAGTTTATGGCTCCTTTTTCAACAGAAGAAGCTTTATATACTGCCATTGCCGAAGTATTAGGATAAAACTTTACAATAACTCCAGTATATTTTGTAAAGTCAGTAGAATTATTATTGGCTTTATATAGAAAATCAAACAAATCAAAATCTGTTTCATTATCTGAAATTTTTGTTAAATATAATCCTGTTGGATCAAATTTTAAATTACTACCGGGAGACGGAACAATTCCACTATATCCAGTACCATTTAATGTTGAATAATAATCTGCAAATCCCGTAGCATAACTATAAGGACCAGCGCCATTGACATTTAAACCTTGAATTCTTGCATAATAATTAGTGCTAATAATAAGATTTCTTAAATTAGCTTGAAATACATCATTTTTTAAACAATCAAAACCTCCATATAATGGTTTAGTGCTATCAGTATTTAATTGTATAGGATATTCTAACGTATCTATTATTGTTGAGAATGATGTATCTGTAGATGTTTGTATTTTAAAACCTGTTATATAGTTATCTAAATCTATAATTCCCCAATTATATTGTAAATTAACATTATAATCTGGTAAGTAATCTTTTACTGCATAAAATTTTCCTACTCTTTTAGGAGTTGGTTGAGCGAATACTCTTTGACCAGTTATATCAATTATTATTGGCGCATCTTGACTGCCAGCAGATGAAGTAGTTTCAACTGTTAATCTGGCTACTTCATAACCAGTAGCGGCTTGACCAACGTCGAAATTATCAAAAGGTTTATGTAAAATATAAAAAATTCCTGATTGACTTGGATTTATTGTTTGTACAGCTTCTTGATTTTGCGAATCATAAGTATTTAAATCTTTAGTTATAAATAATGTATTGGGCAAAAAACCATCGACACTGCTGCTGGCAGTTAATCCCACTAAAGATGTATCAGAAATAGTTGCAGTATATTGAACAGGAAAATTTCCACTATTAGTTAAAGAAATTCCAGTATAAATGCCAAAACCTGTTGGCACTTTATTCAAATAAAAACCTGTATAATATACGCTCATTCTACTAATTTTATTATAGTGTTAAAAACTGAAACTGCATTAAAAGGATTTTTAAACTCAATAAATTTTACACTTACGTCGTGATTATTTTCAAAATTATAAGTGTGATTCCATTCTGGACAATAAACATCAATTGTCTTATTATATGGCTGCGGCAATGTATATTTGAATATTTTAAATCCAGCCTTATCGTCTAAAAATTTTAATACAGCTCTCGCTTCTTGTGTGCTGCGTTTTTTGAAAGAGATATTGAACTCTAATAAATTATAATTAATTCCATCTTTAGAATATTCTAAAGTAGAATTTTTCATTTCATTAGAAATCAATCTTATATTTTCGTTTACTTCGTATTCTAAATCTCCTTTAAAATAAAAATCTTTAGTAAACCAAGAATTTATTCCTGTAGGACTATTATTTGGTGCTATATATATTTTATTACTAGGCCCTGTAGCTGAACTAGGAGGATTTATATTTAATCCTGTATAAAAATAATATCCTCTATTGATATATGCATCAGAACCGTAATAAAAAACATCATTAGTTAACAAATAGTCTACATAATTATTATATGTTTTTATATTTTTTTCATCCAAAACAACAAACATTCCTTTATAATCAAGTGAACTATCAAATAAAGATTCACCATCTATATTTATTTTATTAATGTTATTATATATAGAATTATGATTAATTGTTTTAAAATATAATTCAGCATTTGATTTATATGGAGTAAATAAATTTATATCTACTCCCTTAAAACCCTCGTATAAACTCTTGTCTGGAGCTTCTGGAGTATTTTCAAAATATGTTATCAAACATTTTGCTTGAGCGTCTGTTAATCCATCATAATTTAAACTAAAAGAAGCGTTAAGAGTGTTTACATTATTAGCTGTATTTGTTCTATATCCATCACCCATTGTCAATGGCGACAGTTTGGCAGAGAAGTTAACAGATGATCCGTAACTTAGTTTAAATAAATCATCTATATCTCTAGTCCAATAATTTTTTCCAGTATATGTTATTGGAGAATAAGATTCTCCCGCTGGTACATTTTTCTTAGCAAAATACAAACCTTCATTTTCAGGAAAGTATTTTTCAAAAAGATATTTTTCATAATAATCAATCTCTGTCTCAGATAAAACTCCAGAAAAATAAAATAAATCATAATACTTTATACCAGAATTTTTAGGATTGTTTCCTAATTCAAAATATTTAGAATCCCATTGTGAATCATATGGAGAAATTTGACCTATTTGTAAACCATTCTGTCTAATGGTTAAAGTTGATGCGGCTGAATCTTGTACTATTGTAAATATATTTTTATTGTTATATATTGGCGATATAGCATAAAAAGAAGTAGCATCCAATAAAACACTAGCACTAGTTTCTGTATTATTGCCATTTATCTTTAAAGCTCCCAAAGAAGCATCCGATCCAAATTTAATTATTTTTTGCTCAGTTTTCTTTTCTGGCTCAATAATATCTACAGCAAGAAAAAAAGTTCTTTTTGTATAATCAAAACCAGTACCGCTTAAAAATTCTAAATCTTGAAGCTTTATATAATCTTGATCGAATAGTATGTTTGGTCTAATATTCGAATCTGAAGATAATTGCAACAAATCTCCGCTTCCTACTACCTTATTTTTCCATCCAGTAATATTAAAACTGCCATCAGTATTAAAATCATCTAAATAATCATTATTAAACCAAGCAATTAATCCGCTATTTGCCAAACCTGTATAACTTGGATATACAGATATTCCAGTAACTAATTCATAATCAACGATATCAAATTTATTGTATGACAAAGTAGAATCATACTCATAAATATTTTTTATATTTAAACCTGAAATAATTGAACTCATTTTATATTAAAGTTTTAAACTCAGGAACGGTTTGAGAAATATCTGCTGATGCCAATAAATATTGACCTTCAGAAATTTCATAGTTTTGATTCGTTAATACTCCGCTTATCCTAAACGTATCCAATGTTGTAGAGTAAGTGTCCTTGATTGTTATGTTTGTAAATGCGTATTTACCGCTTGTAACCAATAACTGCCCAAGAGTATTGGATTTTATTGAAATATCAGCTTTCTTATTTAATTTAGCAACTCTAAATGGATATTTTTCATCAATATTAAAATAAGCAGGTCTATCACAAGTCATATTATAATCAAAAGATACAATATATCCTACGCCCTCAATACTGCTCGTAGTTATAAATGATTTATAACCATTAGCAATATAATCAGGAACTAATTTTGTAGATAATGTAGAATTTTGTTGTTCATTAAAATCTTCTACTGAAACGTTTCCATACCAATCAAATTCAGCAGATATAGCAATTGGCTGAAAAGGTTCTACAGAAAAAGAAATTGATTTAGGATATAATCCTGTAATTTGAACACCCGCAAAAGAAGCCGTGACAGCCGATTCATCAACCCCTGTTATATTTAAAAAACTTGGCAAAGCTCCGGTTAAATAAAACTCAGTAGACAAACTGCCAACCACCGCTCCTTCTGGCGCGTAGTTTAACAAAGAGCCATCATTTAACAATACTGGAGTAACTGAAGCTTGTGCAGATAAGCTAACTTTGCTTGCATAATAATTTTGATTTCCAAATCTGAAATCAATGTTTTGATAGCTTAAAAAATTTGACATTTTAAGTTATAGTATAAGAAATTTTTGATACTATTGTATAATCTACATTATAAGTTTTAGTGCCATTACCCTGACATATTCTATACTGTAATAAATTACCAGAAGGAAAAGCCGTACTGCCTAGGAAAAGATTTTTTGTGAATCTTTTTATTTCATTTCTATTTAAAGTAGATATATCAACTGTTCCAATCAAACCGCTTACTGGTAAATTACCTGCAAGCGGAGCGCTAGGTGGACTTATAAAGAAACCAGATACAAATCCATTTGGTGACCCATTGTTTGCAGGTGTAATTGAGCTTATTTCTAATCTAGGATTAGCTGCATTAATAACCGGCAACGCTGAGTCAGAAGATATTAATTGTATTTCTTCTATAGTTCCAGCATATGCAGCCATACCAAATGGAGCAACAGTATCTGTATGCCCACTAGGATTTGTATTACAGCTTCCATTATAATAACTAAAAGGATTAAAATAAATACAGTCGCCTGTTACTCTTGTATGATAAATTTGTACAAATTTTCCTTTACAATATTCACTATTTGTTGTATAACTTCCTTTAGAATTTACATCGCCATTTGAATTAATAGCTAATTTAACTGACGAGTTATTTGTTCCGCCGCCATACAATAAAGCATAAGAATCTGTAAAAGATCCAGAATTATAATATCCAGCAGACCATTTCTTAGTCGCAGATGACACAGAACCTGTGGCATAAGTATGAAAAACTCCACCAACAGGACCAGTTATATAAGTATTTATACTTAAAACTTCAGAAAATGATCTATTATCTGATTCGAATATACTGGTTGTTAAATCAATTGATCTTACATGCAAAGTCGCTGACATGGAAGCTTGACCTACGCCCAATCTTTTAGAAGATATATTATATACTAAATTATTTGCGCTTAAAGCATTTGTTGGACCAATTGAAAAACTATTACCATTTAAATTTATGTAACCAGTTGAAGCTGTATTAGCTAAAGCCTCAGATACAGCAGATGTTGAAGATCTTATTCTCTTTGTCAAACCTGCTCCGCTAATATCTAATGCGTAAGCTGGAGTTATATTGTTTATTCCGACGTAAGAGTTGGTTCCATTTTCTACATATAAAACATTTGTTCCAAGAATAACGTCATTTTGACTATTATAATTAAAAGTTAAAGGATCACTCGCGGATATTGAACTAATATCTGCATTTTGAGGATCAAAAGATATACCACTTGCTTCATTTTCAAATTTAATCGTTCCTCCAGAAACATAAAATTTATCAGTTAAATTTGTTGCGCCATCAAAAACACCAACTCTTCCACTAACATCTATATTAAAAACTCCTGTGTAGTTAGATCCATCTTGAGAAGCTTGTATATAATAATCAGTATCGCTAGATTTTTTAGCTGTTCTCCAAATTACATCTGGTGCATATAAAGAATAAGAAGCTTGTCTTGCTGATGTTCTGGGTCTTAATCTAACTTCTGGTGATGTTGATCCTTGATCTCCAATATCTAATACAACAGATGGACTAAAATTATCTATACCAACATAACCATTTGTACCTACGGTTATTCCGCTTGGAACAGTATAACCTATAATATTTATAGAAGACGAACGAGCTTTAAAACCTGTAAAAGATTTTTGAAGCTCATTTAATGACAACTGATCAGTAGTATTTAATGTTGCAACGGCAAATACGTGTGAATCAGTAATTGAAGCACTTGTTAAAACTGGTAGATCTGTAAATGTAGCCATTTTAGTTTAAATATGTTTTATATGATAGTTTTACACTAACAACATCTTCAGCAGTAGAATTAACCTGCTCCGAAGTTATTATAGCGTCAGAATTAGTAAAATTAAATAATGGAGTTGCATCTTCTATAGTTAAAAATGAAAATAAATCCTGCATTGTTGCCGCTTCTTGCAAAACTTGTCCATCTGCTGTAGTCAAAGGTATATCTTTTAATATCGTCCCACTAACCCTTATGGTGAAATTGGTAACACCATTACTATTTAAATCATCAAATAATTCTTTTGTTTGATAATCATCTATATCTAAAGTAAAAGATGTATTTACTTCTATTGGTCCAACTTGATTAACTTCTATAGGCAATTCAGAATTTGTGCCTCTTAAAGCATAAATTGGCATATTTTTAGTATCAAAATCTATACTAAAATCTTTTACTCTATTCGATGAAGAATTTCTGCATAGAATAGTTATGTTCTTGACTTGAGGAACAAAAACTGAACCAGCATAATTATTTCCAGAAGGATTAAAATTAGGACCAATATTTCCAAATACATCAAATGAAGATTGTATTTGAGGTATTTCTCCAACTGAACAGCTTATGCCTATAGAATTTAAATATCCATTTTGAAAAGCAAAATATTTATTTTGATAATATAATCCGCCATCAATAGGAACAGCAGAAAAATTTCTTTGTTGACCAGTTAAATCTAACACTGGATCATTACTTACAAGATATCTTGATAAAGATAATTGAGCAGTTGGAATAGAAGCCACTACTTGTTTTGTGAATCCTTGACCAATAACATTTATGGGTTTATATTCGATATTATAAGAACCATCTACAGATAATACGCCAGACAATGCCGTTCCTCCTAAGAAGAACGTATTCTCATAATTTGTAATTGCGCCTTTCATTTTAGCCTCTTAATGGATTTTTATATAATTCACCACCGTAACGTTTTTCGTTAGACATGGTTCTAAGAACTACAGAGTTAATCTGTTTAGCCATTTGTTTGCTGAAAACAATATCTTGTTTTTCATAACTAGAACTATCTGCTCCATAAACTGATTTACCAGATTTATCAATATTAATAGAAATATTTGTAGCATTATTATTTGTGCTATTATTAGTAGTAGCAGTTGAGCCACCATCCTGATAAGATCCAGCATTCAAAGAATTCATTGTTCCTAGACCATATTTCTTTACTGCTGAATTATTCATAACATATTCTCCACCAGTTAATAATGCTGGAATTGTATCAGACAATCTAGAACCATAAGGAACAAATCCACCGCCATTAAAACCAATCAAACCTCCGGTTTGACGACGACC